AATGCGACAATGACAAAATTCGTTTTAATTAATAATCATGGATGGCATGACCAGACAAATATAGATCATACAAGCAAGGGTGAGCAGATTACAAGTATCACAACAAAAGTAGTACGTAATGGATCTGGAAATTGAAACCATAGAACAATTCACTCCTTTAATTGAGGAAGAAAATCAGAATTACAATTCGAGATACCAGGTATATTACGGGGGCAGGGGTGGTCGCAAGTCATGGGAAGTCGCAAGGGCCATTTTAATACGTGCCATGCGAAGCAGGCTCCTTGTTCTTTGCACGCGTGAAATGCAAAATTCAATATCTGATTCTGTACATAGATTACTCAGTGACCAGATTGAAAGGCTTTGCATGGGTTATTTTTATGATATTCAAAAGACAACAATCAAAGGGATAAACGGTAGTGAATTTATTTTCAAAGGACTTAATGGATTAACCGTTGATAGCATAAAGTCACTTGAGGGTGCGGATATATGCTGGGTAGAGGAAGCGCAATCTGTAAGCGATAAGAGTTGGCAGATTCTAATACCGACGATACGCAAAAAAGGGAGCCAGATATTTATTACCTTTAATCCTGACCTGTCGGATGATCCTGTAATAAAAAGGTTTGTTGAAAACACGCCACCTGATACATATATTACGAAAATAAGTTATACTGATAATCCTGATTGCCCGGATGTGCTGATCCGGGAAGCGGAATATTTACGAAAAGTTGATTACGATGCTTACTCTCATATCTGGCTCGGCGAGTTAAGGACACACACCGAGGCACAGATTTTTAAAGGTAAATATAAAATCGAGTCATTTGAAATAGATACATCCTTTGGCGATCCTTTAAATGGTGCTGATTGGGGATTTTCTGTTGACCCGACCGTTATAACGAGATGTTATATTAAAGACAGATCATTATATGTCAGATACGAGTCTTATAAAATCGGGTGCGAAATTGATGATACTCCTGATTTATTTGATAAGATTCCTATGGCAAAAGAATATATTATCAGGGCAGATAACGCACGTCCCGAAATGATCAGTTATATGAAAAGGGCCAGGTTTAAAATAAAACCCGCCGATAAATGGGAAGGATGTGCCGAGGATAGGGTTTCATATATGCGTAATTTCGAGATGATATATGTTCATCCTGATTGCCCTCATACAGCCGAGGAAATGAGACTGTACAGCTATAAAGTTGACAAGCGTACCGGGGATGTACTGCCTGAATTAGTAAAGAAGCATGATCACTGTTTTGTGGGAGACACTAAAATAATAACAAAGACAGGACTTAAAAACATATGTGATATTAATATTCATGATTTAATATTAACGAGTAAAGGATTTAGAAGAGTAATAAAACGATATAATAACGGGTTGAAACCTGTTAATAACTACTTGATACAATTCGATACGTTTTTATTATCTTTGCATTGTACATCAGATCATTTAATTAAAACAACGCAAGGATGGAAAACAATTTCAGAATTACAATCGGGGGATCAGGTTTACCTGAGCAAGAGTTTAATGGGAAAACATACAGACTATATCCCAGAGAAAGATATTTTTCAAGAGGTCCAAAAAGAATGCATATTGCAGTTTGGGAGTATTTCAATGATAAAATTCCTAAAACGAATGAGATACATCATAGGAACGAAAATACGTGGGACAATAGAATCGAAAATCTTGATATTAAAGAGAAATCTGTACATAGGAGAAAGCATGCTCAAAAGCGTTATTTTGAAGATAAAGAATGGTTTGATAAGTTTCATTCAGCCGGAATTGAGTCTGCAAAGCAATGGCACGCATCAGAAGTTGGTATTGAGTGGCATAGAGAGCATGGGAAGCGGTCATGGATTAACAGAGAATATACAACTCGAATCTGTCAAGTTTGCGGGTCAGAGTATCAAACAAGACACGCAAAAATCTCAAAATACTGTCATCCTAACTGTAAAGCACAAGCGTTGCGAAATAGGAGAAAGTCAGAACGTATATGATTTGCATGTAGAAGATACTCATGAATATTTTGCTAATGGATTATTAGTACATAATTGTATTGATTCAATAGGTTATTCATTGACCCCGATGATAAAACATAAAACAGATACAAATGAATGGTATTGAGACAAAAATATGATAGAATGAAACGAGATAAATTATTCGTAGCTTAATATGTTTGGCAATAAGAAAAATAAAGAGACGATCGCACAGCAAAAGGCAATGCTTGCAGAGCTTGAATACAAGGTAACTGAGCAGAACGAGCTTTATAGGATGCTATACGAGCTTTTATCGACAGGGACACCGCTATCAAAGGATTCCAGGATGAAGGATTATGTCAGGGAAGGTTACGAGGGTAATCCAGACCTGTTTTCAATAGTGATAAAGCTGGGTACTATGTTTGCCAGACTCATGGCTGATGTCCGGCTGATGCAGAAAAAAGGGGATAAATATGAGGAGGTTGAGAATAAAGAGATAGATAAACTCTTTGAAAAGACTAATTATTACCAAAATTTCTTCGAGTTCTGCCGTCACTGGGCAGTATCATTTTATATTACCGGTAATTCTATTGTTTATGCACCACGTTTACCGGCGGGATTGAATCGTAACAAGCTGACAAATGACGGTATGCTGATGATGCCAACGCAGAATGTGACAATCTTTTCTGAAGGATGGCGAAACCCGGTATCATCTTATACTCTCGATATAGGGCAGCAATATAAAATCAGCACTTCAGATATATGGCATGAGAGGTTCGCACCTACCCTGCAATTTGAAGGAGGACAGAATTTCATGGGTATGTCACCGGTCAAGGTCGCAATGAATATCATCAATTCCCAAAATAAAGGCTATGAGGTGACCGCCAGGATGTATGCTTCCGGTCACCCGCCGGGAATTTTATCGAAAGAAATAGAGGGAGGTGATGAGACAACAGCTGAACAGGAGGCTAAGTTCCGGGAGAGGTATAAGACAAAATACCAGGGTATTAATAATATGTCAGTGCCAATCTTCACCCTCGGTAAGATGACCTATACAAAGATAGGCTATGACAATCTTCAGGAGCTTCAGGTAATAGGTATGAGTGAACATGGCCGGAGAGTATTCTGTAACCTATTAGGTATTCCTTCTCAGTTATTCAATGATACAGCAGCATCCACTTTCAATAATATTAGCGAAGCATCGAAAGCTATTTATACAAATCGTTTAATCCCGGATATAGAACAATTTGGTAGAGGATTCAATAATATACTCCGGGCATATGGAGATTTTTTCCTAAAGCCTGATTATTCCAACATAGAGGCCCTGCAGGAGGAAAAGGCAAAAAAAGTCATTTGGATAAGTCAGATGTTTAAAGATGGAGTTATAACCGGGGACCAATATCTTGAGATGCTTGGCGAGGAGCCTACAGGATTGGCAATTATGCAACAACGTTATATGGATATGAGTAGAGTGCCTGTTGACTTTATTTTAAATCCACAAGAACCTAATATCGAGGATAGTGATAAGTTTTACGAGAAACATAATTTAATTGACAAATTATGAGTGACGAAGTAAAAAAAGAAAAAACATTCACCCGCAAGAAGGTGGAGGAATTGCTGAAAAAGCAGATTGCAGAATGTTCATATGTTATTGATGTGAATAACCTGTCTGCTTATACGGCAAAGAAAAAAATACTTGAAACAGAATTGGTGAAGTTCTGAAATGGACAGAAGAAGATTATGGCGGCAATTAGACAGGCAGAAGGCAGCTTATCGGAAAAACTCGAAAGGGATATTTATGAGAGCTTTTGATAAACAGATAAAACCATTGTATGAGACGATAGAACATTCGTCCGACATCAGGGATGTGGAAGTGCCTCTGCTTGATGACCTCGCCATATTTGATGCTTACCGGCGATTATATATGTCTACGGCTCTTGATTATGCTATAAGAGCAAGAAGAGAAACCAGGAAGATGACAAAAGGAGAGGATGAGATATATGAGGATATCCTGGCAGAAAAGATAATGGCATATCTCGGCACGGAGCTGGGGGCTACCATTACAGCTGTTGGTGATACCTCGAAAGTTCTTTTACAGAAGCTGCTCCGGGATCTGGTCCCGCAAATCCTTGACGAAGGTATTGGAGGGGGTCAGGCGGTAACCATGCTCCGGGATCGCATAGAGAGCAAATGGCATGAGATGAAATATTATCGTACAGAACGTATTGTTCGCACAGAAGTTGGCAGGGCTTCCGGGTTTGGTAGCTGGGAAGGAATGAAAAGTGTTTCCGAAGATCAGACAAAAGTATGGATAAGCTCTTTTTCGTCCGATTCCAGAGATAGCCATATAGCCGCTGACGGACAGAAGGTTGATATTATGGAGCCTTTTATTGTCAATGGTGAGCGGCTGATGTACCCAGGCGATCCCGCTGGTTCTGCCTCGAATACGATAAATTGCTTATGTGACATATATTATGAAGTAAAACGATAATGAGATGGAAAAAATAACTACAAAATACCTGGAGCATCAGGTAAAGGATATAGACACGACAAAGGGGGTTGTCACTATCGCTATCAATGCCTTTGATATAGAGGACAGTGACGGGGATATATCTCTTCCGGGATCTTTCAAGAGGACGTTCAAAAATAATGGCAATACCATTCAGCACTGGTTAAACCACGACAGGAATAAGCTGATAGGAGTTCCGATAAAGCTATATGAAGATAAGGAACATGCTATTGCCGTGAGCCAGTTGAATATCAATAAACAGCTTGGCAAAGACGTATTTGAGGATTATAAGCTCTTTGCAGAACACGAAAAGACCCTGCAACATTCAGTGAGGGTTTTGCCTGTGAAATTTGAAGAGGACCGCTCAGATGATCATTATACACGGAGAGTATCGGAGTGGAAGCTGATTATGGAATATTCCACTGTCTATGGATGGGGAGCAAACCAGGATACTCCACTGCTCGATATCAAGGAGATGAAAGACCTGGAAATAATGATGCGTGAAGGCAATTACAGTGATGAGAAAGCAAAGTTAATTGAAGATACATATAAAAAATTAAAGCATTTACTCGACTCGGATTCCACTCCTGAAGATCAGGACCCGGAAACACTCGACCCGGATGCAGCGAACATAAAAAGATTTTATTCACTAATTAAAATTTGACAAAGTGGCAAAAGAAGAAAAAACAGTCGAGGAACTGGCAAAGGAGATAAATACCTCCATTGAAAGTCTTAAGTCGTCTATTGACGATAAGGCCGATCTGTCAGTCCTCGAAACGAAATTTGAGGCTGTTACCAAGAAGCTGGACAAGCTCTTTGACAAGGACGGTAAGACGATCGTTCCTGAGTATGTCATAAAGCAGCAGGGACAGCTCGATGAGATATCTACCCAGCTAAAGCAGTTGGGAGAATATCAAAAAGGAAAAACTAAGAGTTTCCCGGAACAGATGATGGAGAAACTGAAAAGCGATGATTTCAAGAATACTATCAAGACACAGGCAGCAATGCGCAAAGGAATTGATATTGAAGTCAAAGCTGCTAACATCGACACCGATGACATTAACTCCGGTATTATCGAGACACAGACCGAAATAGGTGTGTCGAAAGCTCCGTGGCGAAATACCCCTATCTGGGATAATATCAACAAGGGTTTTGTCGGACCGGGGAGAGATTCTATAAGCTGGTGGGAGGAAACTACCCGCACAGATTCAGCTGCAGTTATTGCAGAACAGACTGCACCGTCTACCGGATCAGCAAAAACATGGACAAAACAGTCTATGGATATCAAGATGATCAAGGACTTCACAAAGGTCTCAAGATCAGCTCTTGAGGATTTCGAA